AGCTCTGCTTGCATAAAGATACCTTCTAAGAAAGTATTCTTTTTACCATTTTTACCCTCTTGGATTGAATACCCAAGGGAATGGTCTGTATATTCGGCAATTAATTTCATTTAAGCTCCCATTAATTTGATGAATTCTTTGACTGCCTTTTCGGCGTCTTTAGCACTGCGATATTTATCTAGCTTTTGTCCATCTATATACAGATTAAATTTGCTAGTAATGACCGCAGTCACGTTCTTTTTCTTTCCAAGTTTGGTTAATTCCTTGGCTACCTTTTCACCTGGGGGTAACTTTAACTTAGCTTCTATTACTTCATTAAATGATTCTTTAAACGTCAACATCTGTTGCTTTTTCTCCTGCTACTGTCTCCGCAGCAGGTTCCTCAGCTACTGGAGTATCGTTATTTGATGCTCCATACATCTGTGAAGCAACTTCTTGTTTTTGTGAATCCAACGCATTCAAAATTTTGTCATGCATAATGCTATTAAATACATTATTGCTCTTTTGTGCGTCACCCTTCTTTATGTTATCAATTAAATTTCTTGTACTCATAATCCTTGTATAGTATTTATAATAATGTTATTTTCAGGAATAATTATATTGGTGCATTCGACAAATCTGGATTAATATCACCTGGCTCCAGTGGGTCATCGATGTTTTGCTTGTTAATATCCTTAATTTCATCATCAGTCAACTTAAGAATATTACGGCGTACCCAGTCTTTAGACCAGAACAGACCAATATATTCGTCCATCATCTGAATTGTTTCTATTCTTTCTTTTAAAATCTCTGAATCTTTAAGTTCAGCATAGTAGTTATCACGTGAGTATTCAACATTCATGCCTTCCCTTATATTAACCCAGTCACTTGGGACAATAATCTTTTTGAGAACTAATTGTCTTTTTAGTATCTCATAAAACATTACTGAGAATTTGTTACGAATTCGGTCTATAAACTTTTGAAATTTAAGCTCATCACGAGTAATTTCTGAGGAACGACCAACTGAAAATGCATCAGCTTCTTGTAGTCTGCTCATTGGAATGTTTAAAGCCCTGTATAATTTGTTTTGGAAGTATTGAACATCTTCAATCTCACCAAGGTTTTGTCCACCTGGAAGAGTAGATATCTCAGTACCACGACCACCCTCTCTACGAGGTAGCCAAAAATCTTCCATGACATTGCGATGAACCTTTTCATCTTTAAGATTACCAGTGGTTGGGTCATATACTATCTTATTGCGATACTTATTCATAGTATTGTTAAGGTATTCTTCCGCCTTGCCTTTAGGTAGGTTACCAACATCTATATAAAATATACGTCTCTCAGGTGCTCTTGATATTCTATAGATGACTAAAGAGTCTTCCATCATACTTAATTGATTTAAAGGTTTAAGAGCTTTTTGCAAATAACCAATAACCTTATTGCGTTCATCATTTAATAGACCTGAATTAACTTGAATAATAGAGTCAGTATGGATTCTTAAACCTTCTCCTTGTTGGACTAGGTTCTCATCTTGATATATGTAGTATTCATCTCCTTCTTTAGTAAGCTCTGCTCCTGTCTTAGGGTCTTTAACCTTTTCAACTTCTTTAACCTTACGGATTCTAGTCGGGTCTATTTGTCTTAGTTCAATTATACCAGCATCTATTTTGTTTTCATTAATAATAACATGAAAAAATAAACGACCATCAGTATACCAACGTCTAAATAAATCGTATGCTGTACTTTTAAAATTAATTAAATTTAATATTCTTTGAAATTCATCTTGGATTAATTCCTTAACACTATCCTTTTGTTCAAGTTCATCCATATTTAGATTAACAATAACCCCGCTCTCTTCTGTAATAGCTTCATTACAAATGTCCTCAATCGCCATATCTACTTCCGGGTAGGAAGATATCTGACGGTATTTCATTACTAAATCTCTGTCTGATTGGAATCTATCTCCCTGTAAGTCCATATACTGACCGAAGTATCCGCCAGTGGGAGAAATTTCATATGCACCATCCTCATTGTCTAATGCGAATGATACTGGTTTTTTCTTGTCTTCTACGGCTTTTCTTTTAAAGCTAAAACCGAATAATCTATTGTTGTCTTTTGCCATTTAATATCCTTTACACTCTTTCTTAAATATTATTTATAACACTTAAGAAAGAGTGCCCTAGGGCACTCCTTAAGTTATTATGATGATTTACGTTGTCTTATTAGATTCCCAATATTGAACTTGTAGTTCAACTGTGAACTCCTCAATAACATTTTCTTGGCTATAATCAACAACAATCTCACCGAGAGCTGATGGCCATGTGCCACGAATATCATACTTTTTCTTAACTGTACCATCTTTATCCAGTTGCTCAACAATCATATCAGCCATATAAGAACTTGGTTGTGTTAACCCAGTATTCTCTTGGTGCTGATTAATCCCGTTCATCCACTGTTCAAAAGAGTTACGTACATTAAAGTCAGTATCATTAATTACAGTTATTGACCAAGGGTCAAAAGTTCTATCACCGGCAACCTGCAAATTACGACCCCTAAAAGGAACCGGAATTGTTGCAATTGCGCCAGCTGGTAAAGTTGCTGCTTTACACATATAAGATGCTAAAGATACATCCGCTGTAACATAGCTTGGAAAAGCCATTGTTACTTTGAATAAATTAGGTCTAGCACCGCCGCCAACGAGTTTGGCTTTCATATCATCTACGCCTAAAATAGCCATCTTTAATTACCTCCTGCAATTTCACTAAACTCCACGCCAGTTCTAGTAGCAATAAAGTTTAATGTGATATAGTTTATAGAACGAGCAGGTTTGATATAAATATCAGCAACAAACTTATTGGTATCAATAATTGCTCCTGTGTTATTTGTACCATCACATACTACTTTAAAGTCCGTAATACCTCTACGACCTTTAACATCCCTTAAGAAAGGTTCAACCATGTTTCTAAATTGAGCCCTTGTAAATTCATCATTAAATTCAAATAATGATGCTTTAGATGCTGTACTAACCGCTTTCTCCAATACAATAAATAACCTACGTACATTGATTCTATCAAATGCACTTGGTTTAGCTTGTAAAGTTTTATCACCAAATAACACCGTACCCTGACCTGGGAAAGTCACTATAGGGTTTACACCCGTTTTATATAGTGCATCTCTTTGTGCTTGGTTAGGATTCCATGCTAGTTTAGTAACATTTCTAACGTTACCACGAGTAAATCCAGCCGGTGAGAACCATGCATCAGCAACTAAATCAGCGTTAGCCGTTAGTCCTGCTGTGGAACCTGCCGCACAAATCCAACGATATACATCATTGTATTTGTCATACACATATAAAGAACTTGAATCCGCAAAGCCATAAGACGTTGAGGTTGTTCCTGTTCTCCATGCAGCTACTGTAGTAGCCGGTGCTGCTGCGTTTACTGTAGCGACTCTCTCTGGTGAGACAAAGCCTACCGCATCTTTTCTTGCTGTTGTTAAAGCAGTTATATAATTACTTAGTGTAATATTATCACCTGCACTCAAACCTGAGTTTGATTGGAACACTAAGTTAACATCCATGGTTTCTGCATCAGCATATTGTGCTAGCGCTGTAGTAGTCTCACCTACAGTTAGTACGTTATCATCTATACCACCACTAAATTCATTAAACGCGTGGTTAACACGTGTAAATGCATTAGAAGTAGCTGATTCACCAGCATCTGTTAAAGTTGCTGGATGATTACCGACGAAGACCCATTTTGACCCTGCATTAATAACATCTCTATAGTATAAAGTGCTACCATCAGAGCTTTTCACATCACTAGCTTGACTTAAATAAGTCCAATATTCAAGTATGCTATTAGCTGTACCTGTTATTGTACCATTTGCGTCATAAACTAAGATATGAATTTCATCGTTTGAACCACCTACTGCTGCGGCTCCGGCCGATGTGCCGGGTGCGGACTCGACATTGTCTGTCCACCAAGTTGACCCCGCAAAACTTGTTGGGTCAGTTGCATATGCTATTCCGACAGCATTTCCTGTAACTCCAGGACAACGGGCTTGTGCCCAGTCCCCAGCTGCAGGCGTTTGACTGTCAAATATAGTTTTGTTTTTTGTTAGAATACCAGTACCCGACGCCGTAGCGTTAAGTGCTGAACCTCCAACAGCTCTGGCAACTTTTAGTATATTGCCATAGCTCAAAAATTGGGCTGCCGTTAAAACACTTTCAAACGTGTTTGCGTCCGGCTTACCAAACTTTTCAACTAATTCCGATTCGCTGCTAACAGTAGTTACTTCATCAACCGCGCCCCACTGGAATGAACCAGCCATAGCTCCTATTGTTGATGATACAGCGGGTACGACGTTAGTTAAATCGATTTCTTTTACCTGTACACCAGGTGAAACTAGATTAGCCATTTAATCCCCTTGTCATGTTGTTATAAGATTTGCATAATAAGACATTTTCTCAATATACTTATTTATATTAATTAACCTCTCCACACTTGCCACCCACTTCCAAACGGATGTTCTACTTCTTTTGATGGCATATTACCTATTGGTATTACTTCATCCTCTAATTGTTTAACCTTTTCTAAGTATAACATATGTTTTAAATCAATATCTGTTGACTCAGCAAAGAACGGGGTAGATGTGAACCACCCAAACATAACCAAATTCATCATTAAATCGTCATGTGAATTGTGGTCAGCCTCATAAGATGAACCCTTTGCAACAAATGTACTCATCTCTCTTATAGTTTCTTCATCATTTATTACTAACTTGTGTTGTTCCATTATATCTTTTATATTTGAACAACCCATTCTTTTAATTTTTCTAGTCATTGTTACACCAATAGCATTAGCTTTAATCATACTCTCTACAAATACGTTCTCATATTCTAAATCATAATATAAACCATTGCATACAACTTGTCCAGCATCATTTGATTCAACAACCACATAGCATTCATTATAGTGTGTGGCATATTTATATAATAGGTCAGGGAATAATAAAGGCGACATCATATTATCTCTAAATGTGCATACCTGAACAAATGGATTAACACTAACATCTATAACTGTAAATGTGGAATAGTCTTGTCCCCTACCTTTAGATACATCCACAAACATTAAATAATTATGTCCTTCCTTAGGTTGTTGCCATATTTTTATACCATTCTTTATTTCCTCAGGGGATTGTGCTCTTAAAGCTAATAATACATCAGCTGATATAAGAGTATTACCCGTACCATGAAATGAATTGCCAAACTCTTGGTCAAATTGCAGTTGGGAAGTATTATCTATAGTCATTTGTTTCCAAACT